GCCAGTTTCACCCGGTTGGCCCGTCTTGATAGCCACCATTCGAAGATGTGCTGGACGATGGCCGAGATGGCGGCCGACAGAATCAGCGTCCAGAAGAACCCGTAGTTCTGCTCGGCCCCACGCAGCGCCTCGTACGTAGCCGTCACCCGCTTGGTCGTGGCGTCGAGGAGTTTCTCCTCCTCTGCCGACCCCCTGCTGGCCGACATCAGCGGCTCGATGGGCCACTCCGTCACGGCGATCAGCACGAGGTCATTGAGCCGCTCCCGTCCCACAAGACGCGCTCGCACGGGCAGCCTGCTGCGGACGTAAAGGCAGAGTTCTTCGGCTTGCATGGCTACTTCTTGCACGCTCCGTTGACGCACTGCTGTGGCTTCGGGCGGTTGGCTGCGCACGGGCAGGTCTGCGGGCAGTTGCACCACACCTTGACGTTACCGCCAAGATTCGGGTCATTGACAACGACCATCCCCGTGCCGTTGCATTTTCCGCAGCACTTCACCTGCGGCGGATTGGGCTGCGGTGCGGGTGCGGCGGGGGCAAACGCGAGCCATACGGCGACAGTAGCGGCTGAAATCTTCATCCGAGAATCTCCTTCGCGCCCCAGTCCCGGAGAGTTCTCTTAGGAAAGCCCACCACGTTCGATACTGCATACGTGCCGCCCTGCGCGATCATCCGCTGGGCGGTCTTCTGGTCGATCCAGAAGGAGCCCTCCGGCTGGTCATGGACCTTCGGGCCTGTGTGAGCGTTCCAGCCCCATGAGTTCTGGATGCAGAAGCGGCAGTCGTTGGGGCGGGTGTCGTCCACCCCGTGCCACTGCATCGCGTGGTGCCACGTCCCGGACGGGCGGATCATGCCCTCGTCGTTACGACGCATCCCGGCGAAGCCCACATCCGAGCAGCACACCAGCCCGTATCCGTTGGCGATGGCGTCTCGGGCCTGCTGCCACGTGGTCACCAGACTGATCGTCCCGATCTGGTGCTTCTTCGCCTCGCTCGTCACCCCAGACGGCACGCCACGAGAGCCCCACTGCATTCCGATGGAGGCGTTGTACTCCGTCAGGTCCACGCCGAGATCGTCGTACTTCTTGCGGAGCATGAGGCCGCCGGTCTTGTGCGCCCACTCCACGATCCGGGAGCAGGTCGCCCCCTGCCCGCCGTGACCGCGTGCGCCGTACAGCGGCTCCGTCGCCGTCCGGTCCACCCAGTCCTCCGTCGAGTGGAGGTCGGGGTCGTTCGCCCGAGCCACGTCCGCCGCCCCACGAACAGCCATTGAAACGCAGTCGCCAGTGGTCTGCGTCTCGTCGTAGGGCTTGCGGCCGGTCGTCGCCTCCCAGTGGAGGACCGACTTGTACGGGAGCGACACCTTCCCCTCACCGCTCCCGGCAAGGGTTCCGCCGAACAGCGGCATCGGCAGCGACCTGAGCAGTCGGGCAGTCGCATCGGGATCACAGTACGAGCCGACAAGCCCGTCGTTGTATGCCCGTACGATGTCCTCTGGCGAGGCAAAGAAGTCAGTCATGCCTCACCTACTTGATCGCGGAGAACGCCTGTGATGCGGACTGCCGGAGTTCCGGCGTCAGCGGCAAGTCCTTGTTCCCAACAGCAGCCAGCAGGTACTCATCGAGCCGCTGGCCCAGACCGGGATACTTGCCCACCATCGCGGTGTTCTCAAACGCCATCGACAGGGCGTGCTTGTACCGGGCCCGCAGGTCGAAGACCGTCTTGGCGACCGGCTCCTTCGCCTTGCCGTCCCGGACCACGATGTCCGCCATCGCCTCATGGAACTGCCTGAGGATCGCCGCATCCGCCGCCGCGACACCAGCCAGCACGCCCTCAGGCTTCGGGGCAGGCGGGACCACGACGGCCGGAACCTTGAGCGGCAGGACGCTGGCCCCGCCTCCCACGACAGCCAGCAGCAGGCCGATGACGATGACTGCGTTTCGCATGACTATCGCGCCTTCTTCGGGAGTTCCTTCTCCGCCACAAGGGCGGCGATCAGCGTCCGGGCAGCAGCCGCGACGGCCACCTCGCCAGCCTCCTCCGCCTCACCGACGAGGACGAACAGGCGGTTCACCCACCCGGCCCGTCCGGGCAGAGAGACTCCGCCAGGACGGACCGCAGGCAGGTGCAGGTACGGCCACGCAGCCGCCACGCAGGCGACCAGCGCTCCGGAGATCGCCAGCGCCAGCATCACTCCACCTCCGCGTTCGATACGGCCGTGACCAGAGCCACGATGTACCGGAACAACTCCTCCCCCTGCGGACTCAGGAGGCACGCCTCCACCCGCTCACAGAGGTCGTCGTCTACGGGGGTTTCGGTCTTGGTAGCGACAAACCGCATGAGTTTGAGCGCCCCTTCGGCCCGACCTTTTGCCGTGCTGGCGGCGGAAATCTCGGACAGCAGCGACAAGGCCGGAGCCCAATCGACTAGAAGCCTTACCTTCTGAGCGACGGTTGGCATTCGACTTCTCCTTCTGGCGGGCGACCCATCTCACCAGAAGATTTATGTCCCGCTCCGGCTGGCACTGGGACAGCAGCCGACGCCGCATTATGTCGGGATCGAGGCACAAATCCCGGCACGTCTGCTCAAAAGTGAACAGCCCGCCGGTGCCGTCAAATACCCACCGATAGGCGGATACCTGCCGACGGAGCGTCTCCCAGTCCTTGCGGCAGGTGGGCTTCATCTGCTCCAGCCCCAGCCGCCTGTGACGGCGGCACAACTCCCGGACGTGGTAGTGCGTCCGAACGAGAACCTCTGCACAAAACCTCCTCCAGCCATTCTCGCAGTCTTCAACTATGTTCTCGTCGTCGTAGTCCTTTACGGCGACGGCGATCATTATTTTGTCGGAACCTCACAGTAGCCGCTGCGGAGAGTCCCTTCGTTGAGGTGCGGCCAAACCTCAAGCGAGTGGATTGCAGCCATGACATTCCAGGCTGCGTGGCCCAAGTGATCCTCGTCCCGGTTTCCGGAGAGGAACATGTAGATGTGTCGCAGGGCGTGGTTCAGCATGTCGTTTGCTGGCATGCCCTTCTCCCAGTTGAAGTCTCCGTACTTGGCGGCCCCCTCTGCACACGCTGCCGCCACAGCCGCCAGTCCGATGGGAGTGATGAGGTCGTACCTCGTCGCCTCCGCATCGCTCGACCGCACGGCACCGCTCGCATACTTGACCCACCTGTCCTCAGTGACCTTCATCATGGCACCAACTCCTTGTAACGGTTCTCAAACAACTCCTTCGCCTGCGACCAGCAGTACGGATTCACTGGCCCGCACGCTGGCTCCACGTCGATTCCCCAGTCATGGTTGCCGGGAATCAGGTCGCGCTTCTCGGCCATCAGCGCTCGCAGGTCGGCATGCTTCACCACTGGCGGCATCGGCCACGACAGGCCGAACACGCGGGCGATGGTGCGCTGCACATGCTCCTCAAGTTCCCGGTATCCCGGCAGCAAGTTCTTGAGGGGCGTGGCTACGTCACCCAGATACGCTTCGCTGGCGTCGTGCAGCAGACCCCACAACGCACACTCGGGCGGCGTCAGGCGACTGACCATGACGCTGTGCTGCGCCACCGAGTACGGGCATTTGGCATGGCCCGTGAATCGGGTGATGAGCGACAGGGCGTGCGAGATGTCAGGCAGCCGCACGTCCTCCTCCCGGAAGTTGGCAAGGTCGATCAGTTTCCCGGTGTATGTCTGCATCGTCGTGTCGTTCATGGTCAGTCCTCCTTCCGCACGAGATTGTCAATCGGCCGCAGTTCGGCCTGCGGGACGAAGTACGCTGCCCCGTACCCGCCATGGTCGTTGCGATACTTCTCCTGCTTGGCTTCGGCCGCAGGCATCCATCCGCGTATCGTGAAGTCGTGCGGCCCGCCAGTGACCAGCACGAACACGTCACTGTCCTTGTCCGCCTCCCGCACGATGAGGTCGTACGAGTGCTTGGATCGCGTGCGAATCTGAATGTTCTCACCCACGTCGCCGCCCACCTTGAAGGTGTTGACCGAGCCCGACCAGTACCTACCCGTTGCTTTTGCGAACGCGCACTCTCCGAGCGCCCCGAGAATGTGAATGTGCCAGTCGCTTTCGTTTGTTGGGCGTGCGTTTTGCAGCCCCTTTCGCAGTGCCTCGACGTTTCGGCTTACGCCCACCAGCGCCGCTCGGCTCACTTCGAACCACTCCAGCGTTACCCGCATCGCCCTTGTCCTCCTTGAGATGCACCCAGCCGTCCTTGTCCGGGATCGGGCTGTTGACCTCTTCGTCCTCCTCGCCAGCGTCGTCGCCCCAGTCGATGAACTTGGCGTTCATCACGACGCTCCTTGCACCTGCTGCACGAACCGCTTGATCTGCTCCAGAGGCAGCGTCACCAGCCACTCCTTCTCGTTCTGCCGATGCAGCACCACCGGACAGAGTTCGCCGCACTGCTCACGGGACTTCTCCATCACGGCATGGAGATTCAGGCCACGCTCCACCCGCTTCACCTCCAGCCACAGGTGCGGAGTGCCGGGACTGATGAGGTCGCTGGCCGACTCCGTGCCGGAGTGCTGCTGGCTTCTGCGGGCGTGGGCGTTTGGCACCAGCCGATTCCACTCGGCCGCCGCCTCCAGTTCGCCACGCTTGCCCTTCTGCCTGCTGTTGATCGCCATGTGCCTCAACTCCTGTGGGATTCCGTTCCGCCGCCGAAACACGAACACACGAACCGGATACCTCTCCGGGCCATAGCCCAGATGTCGCTTGAGCCGAAGCGAAGCCAGGAACGCCGGGTCGTAGTTGGCGTCGTCAACTTCTCGCTTGGCGGTGAGCAGCATGCCTTTGGTGAGGTTGTTCTTCCCGCCGCAGTGCAGGCCCTCGTGGCACCACATGCAGAGCCGCAGGAGGTTCCGGCGGTCGTGGGACCGCCCGGCACCCTGCTGCAAGTGGTGGATGTGGAGCGATTCCCGGCTCCAGCACACAGCGCAAAAGCCAAACTCCTCCGCGAAAGCCGATAGTTCCTTGCGCCCATCACTCACGCCCTCCCTCCGTCACGGCGTCCACGATGTTGCGGATGGCCCCGTCGAACGTGCTGGCGTCCTCCTCCGACTGGAACTCGATGCACCAGCGATAGGCCCGCTCACCGGTCGCCAGATTGGTGGCCTCCTCCCTGCGGTGAATACGGCACGCCGCCACGCCACCGAGAATCTTGGCGTTCGTCACCAACTCCTCGTTCTCCCGGAACAACGCACCCAACGCCTGCGACATGAACCCAGCCATGACCACAACTCCTTTCGCGTGTCGATTCATCCGTTCACTCCGTCAGTGCGCACCGCTTCCGTGCTGAGAAGGGCCTTGTGCCCTGCGTCAGCAACCCCATGGGGGTAGCGGTGCCAGCCTTATTTGGCCCCTCTCTCAGCAAACCACCGGGACGTAGCGTTAACGCAGGATCGAATACCTGCCCGTTGCCCGGATTTCGTGCTGACACCACTCGGCCACCCGATTCCGTCCAGGGTGGTTTGTTTAGGCTCGACCGTTTTCATTTCTTGAGCGCTGGCCGATACGAGAAAATCAACAGCGCTGTGGCTTGATGGTTCGCAGCACGCCCATGTCGCCCCACCTGTCAGCCTCGCTCCAGTTGAGGTTGCGACGGCCATTGGTGGCAGACACAGGGACGCACATGACGATTCGTTTTTCGGTGTGGACGACGATGAAGGCATCGACATGAGTTGGGCAGTAGCGTGCATTGTGCTTGCGACCGCATGCGATGCGGATGCGGGTCCGCGACCACTTGCCCTTGGACTGAGACGCCTTGACTTGGATGCGCCAGTACCGCCTGGAATCGAACGCCAGCAGGTCATAGCCTTCGTCAACGATTGGCACGGCCACACGGAAGCCAGCCCGCAGGAGCCGCTCCACTGCCATCGCCACGCCGATTTCTGAAATGACCTTGCCATGTGCGGAATCCATCCGGCCTCCTACCGGGCAGCGGCCTCCTGGCCTTCGTGCTTCTTCTCCAGCCGCGACTTGATCTCGCGGCGCACGGCGGAGACGAACGGCGTCTCCTTCTTCTGGCTCTCCAGCACCCACGTCAGGTAACTGTTCGGGATGTCGGCCAGCGGGACGCCCTTGTACTTGCCGTACAGCATTCGCCAGCCACGCTTCTTCTTGGACTCCGGCTCGGAGAACAGGTCGCGGGTGGAGTGATCGAAGTTCACGCCGACGATGAGCCGCTTCCGCCGCTCGATGACCTCCTTCGCCTTTGCCTCCAGTTCGGCAAGGTCGATGGCGTCCGCCTCTTTGATCGCCTCGACGGCGGCAGTGCCATCCATCGACAGGGATTCCGTCATCCGCTGGCGACGAGTCGCAGACTTTCGGCTCTTGGCGTCCAGCACTTGCAGTGCGTTGAGCAACTGGTGGTTCCGGCTGCTGTCCGTGATGTCGTAGATGTTGAAGTGCGGCTTGTCGCTTGCAGCAATCGCCGCCAGCCGCTCATCCCGAGTCATGTCCGGATGGATCGTTCCAGGAAGTGGCCTTGTGCCACGCCCAAGACGCTGCTCGTAGCGTGAGAGCGAGCGGGTCGGAGCCGCCATGTAGATGTTGCGGAGTTGCGGGTGATCCCAGCCGTAGCCCAAGATGCCCACGTTGAGGATGATCTTGGTGTCGCCAGCCAGGAAGGCGTCCATGTTGGCCTTCCGCTCGACCGGATTCTGGCGGCAGTGGACGAGGCTGGTCTGCACGCCGACGCGATCAAACAACTCACGGAACAGGCACGCTTGCCGCTGGCTTGAGGCGTACACGACGCTTGGCTGCCCCTTGAACGTGGACAGCACGAGGCTCTTGACCTCCTGTGCGAAATGCTCCGCCGTCAGCACGGCTGCCAACTGCTGCTTGTTCCACTCCCCCTCTTCCTCCTCGATAAGCGTCATGTCGAACGACGTGGACTCGCTCAGGAAGCACTTAGGCCCGACGAGGTAGCCGTCGCTGATGCCGTCCAGCAGCGAGTACACGACCTGCGGACGGGGCCAGTACCGCAGGGCCTTGCCCTTGCCCTTGTAGGGCGTGGCCGAGAAGCCCACGATGGTCGCCCCACGCTCCTCGTACCACCGCAGCATCTCCTCCATGCGGGCCGTCATGCCCACATGGCACTCGTCCACCAGCACGAGCGACACGCGCTCGTACGCCGTCGCCTTGTACCGCCCGCTGGAGAGCAGGCTGTCTCGGGAGGCGACGATCACCCGCCGCCGCAGCCCCTCGATGCTCTCGGCGTAGTTACCGCCCTGCTCGATGTCGCACTTCTCGCCAAGCCGAAGTTCAAAACGGTCGCGTCCCTGACGCATGAGGTCGATGAGCGGCACCATGAGCATCGGGTATCGGGCGATGCGGGACAGTTCCGCCATCACTTCCGTCTTGCCCGAGCCGACCGGCTGGCAGACGACGATCCGCTTCTGGCCCTTGCGGGCGGCGTTGCACACGGCAGCGACAGCAGCCTTCTGGTAGTCACGAAGGGAAACAGTCATCCTTGACCTCCTTCTTCTTGCGGGCCTTCTTGGCTGCCTTCTTGCGGGCCCTCTTGGGCTTCTCCTCGTCTGCCTTATTCCCCCACCGGCCGCTGCAAATGGTGGCTTCGCAGGGCTTCGGCTCCGGGAACATGGCCGCCAGCCGAGCGTCCATGCGGCGAGCCAAGTCCAGTTCCACCAGCAGCGTCGGCAGCACCGACTTGCAGAACTGCACGGCAAGGTGGCCGTCGAGCGTGTCCGCCTGAGCGGCGGCTACTAATTGCTGGGCGACGATGATGTAGCGAGTCAGTTCTTGAGTCATGGTTTGAAGTGCCGGATGGGAGGACGGCATCCGGCGTGCCGCTGAGGAGGTGGCCCTTCCCTGCCAGTTCCGATCACGATGCCGCTACGGGCTCACGCTGTTCCTTCTTGGCGACAGGCTTGGCGAACTTCGCCACGCAGTCGGCAGCCACCAGACGGATGCGTTCAGCCGCCGCCGCCGACAACTGCCCGCCGTCCACGCCGCGAGTCACCCGCTCAAGGACGGAGTTCACGCCGATCTCGTCCTTCGCCGCCTTGATGTTCGCCAGCAGCGCCTTCTCGATTCGGGGCTCGTCCGTGATGGCCGACGCCACCGCAACACGCTGGGCGGTGTCGCCGTCATCCTCGTCGTCGGCAGCACACCCAACGATGGCAGCCAACTCGATCCGCTTGAGGTAGGTCGCCGTAGCGGCCAACTGTTGCGGCTGGAGGCTGGCCTTGATCGGCAGGTACGACCGAAGGAACTGCCCCGACGAGTGGCCGAGCGTCGTGACGAGATACACCGTGTTGTCGTCGTAGGGCACGAAGCACTGCATCACCGACAGCCCGTTGTCCGAGAGCGGCTTGCGGATCGTGTCCATGACCGTCGCAAGGTCGGCGTACATGCCGAAGTGCGACTTGCTGGAACGCGGGGCGTTCTTCATCTGACCCAGCGCCTTGCTCTGAGCCTCCAGCAACTTGTCCAAATGCTCGCTGGAAGGAGCCCAGCCAGCGATGACTGACGTACCCATTTCAGATTCTCCCCAGAACATGAGCCGGAAATTGGAGTTCAATGACCTCGCCGTGCGTTTCCGGCAACCACCAGTCGAGGTCTTCACGAAGACGGAGTTCAGCCAGCCCCTTGTCCATGAGCCGCTGGCCTTCTGCGACAACCGCCGCAGGGAGAGTCACAACCTGACAGTCGTGTGGCAGTGACGTTGAGATGACGATGAAGTGGAGCGGCTTCGGCTCAAGGCCGATTGCCTGCATGCCCGCCCGATACCATGCGTCCTGCATGTGGTAGCGGAACGAATAGACCGACTTCCAAAAGTCGCAGCAGATGTCGGCTTCGCGGGTCGTCTTGAGGTCAAGGACGAGGCCGTCGGAAGTAAGTGCGTCGAAGCGGCACTTGAGCCGGTGGCCGTCGGCGGACTCCCAGTACACGCTCAACTCATGGTCCACCACTCTGGACAGGAGTTCAGCGGCGGCGGGGTTGTTCTTGATCGCCGCCACCTCCGCCAAAATCTGCGCCCGCTCCTTCGGGGACACGACCACAGCCCCAGCGGGGGCCTCGTTTTTGGCCCACTTTTCCGCTTCTTTGCCCATCAGCCCGGTGGCTGTTAGGGTTTCTGGTGGAGGAACGACCAGCGACTCAAGGAAGTCGTCGCCCAGTTCCAGCCACGAGTGCAGCAGCGTGCCGTGATCGGTGGCGCTGCTGGCAAACGGCGGCAGGGTCTTGGCGATGTACCGCTGGTGGTACAGGACAGCAGAGTCAAGGAGCGTTTTGACTCGGCTGCATGACCTGTGCGATTCACGGGCGTGATAGTCGGCGTTCGCTTCTCCACGCCGAATCACGGCATCTACATGCGCCGTGTCCGGGACGGAAATACCGCCCGTACATGTTCCTTGTAGGTGCTGATCGGAGGCGATTGCGGCGGAAAGCGTGCCGGTTGTATCGGACGCAAGTTCGTGACCAACGGTGCCAACCGCAGCCAGAACCTCGACGCTTTCCTGAGAGGAAACCTGCACCATGTCCCAGTCACTCCCTTTACTGGTTGCCCGCTACCTGCGGGGCCGCTGCGTCAGTTTGGACTACACCCGAAACATCACGGCAGTCTGCAAGGCATGCCGCACCATGTCGGTCGAGGCGATCAACAAGTACCTCCGCAAGCGGCTCACCGAAGTGCAGTCAATTACGGCTGCGACGGAGCGGGCGATGCTGGTGGGCATTTGGCGATGGGCCTACGAGTCCGACATAGTGAACGCCATGCCACGAGGAATCGTCAAGATCAAAGTGGCACGGCGTCCGACTAAGGCGTGGACTTTAGAGCAGTGCTGTACGGCTGTCAAGGGGACTTTCCCGCTGACGCAAGAGGTTCGTCGGAAGGGCGTGTCCGTTGGCCTGTTCCTCCGGTGTTGGATTCTGCTCGGATACGAATCCGGTGCGAGGATGGGGGACTTGTGGGAGTTGCGCCGAGAGGACTTTGACGGGGATGCCGTGCGGTGGAGCCAGCACAAGACTGGCGACCCGCACGTCAAACCGCTGTCCACTGCCTGCATGGAGGCCGTGCGGTCCATGCTGGACAAGTCGCCGGATGGCAGGGTGCTGGGGTGGGTAATGAACCGGCACTCCGGCCGCCGCCGGATGCGGCAGTACCTCCGCAGCGTCGGCCTGCTCGGCACGTCGAAGTGGCTACGGCGTAGTGGGGCGACTCACATCGAGATGGAGCATCCCGGCAAGGGCAGGCTCCATCTCGGGCACCGGACGGTTGGGCTAGCCGAGAAGTTCTATATCGACTGGTCGCAAGTCAGGAGGGACATCCCAACCGTGCCATCGCTACTCAAATAG